TGCCACTTGAATCCTTGACTTCTTTGGTTTCATAGTAGCGGATATCATTCAGTGCAGTTCCGTACTTCTCTTCGGCATACTTATAGAGATGGTAGTTGGATAATGGCCATTCGTCTCTTACATTAATGATGCCAGCAGTCATCAGAACGACCCAATCAAGTTCTGCATCACCATAAAACTCTTCTGCCACGAGTTCTGGTCTGGAACCTTCTGGGATCTCGTACTTATTAAAGACGGTAAAGACCCCACTCAGATCATCACGAAGTTTGTTTCTTCTGAATAAGTTTTTGACAGTCAAATAACTCTGAGAGGAAAGACTATCAGAAAGAAATGACTGGTATTGTAAGTCTGGTAGTTCTCTGAAGTATCCCATTTTAGAACTCCATTTTTTCCGTATCTGTATAATCACCACTATAAATTGGTTCAAGTTCTTTAAATGACAAGTCCATAATGTACGATACTGGAGATCCATCACCATAAGTTGCATAAGTTCCTTCACCAGTATAATTAACGGACATATCAGTCAAAAAACATAGTTTAAATCTATTTAAAAATGGATGAATCTCTGAACCTTTTCTATAACTTAATTGAAATAAACTTGGCGATTGTAAGAATGTACTTCCTGCTCGGGTTCCTCCAAAACCAGTTTCTGGGTCTGCATCTTTAAATCCTGGAACCATATTAACCTTTAATTTTTTTATTATTTTTCTAATTTCTTTTGCTTCTGTGCCATCTCTTGGGGTCATTTTGAAAGAAAATTTAAATGATCTCAATGTAACTCCGTTAAAAAGAAGTTCCATATTAGGATTTAAAATTTCGCCAGTCTCCCTTGCGAGAATTTGAGATACTGTTAGATTACCACCGAAAGGAATGTTTGCCGCTTGTGCCGCTATTGATTTTAAAAATATTTTTTTTGCATCATCACTAGTTAATACACCAGCAGTATTGGACAATACATTTGATAATGTACTTTGTATTTGATTAAAATTTCTTTCTTGATTTGGATCATTAAATTGTATTCCACCATAAACCGCTGCAGTCAAACCATCTAAACTAGAATCAGCATAAGAAACACTGTTTCCATCTTGAATGTTGGATGGAATTGGTAAAATAATGCTGTCCAATAATTTTTTAACTTTATCAGTATATTTTCCGGTAACTACATTACCATATTCTATTCCGGAATCTACAACATTATTTCCAAAAGCTTGGGTGGTTCTTGTAAGACTACCTCCACTCTGAGATTTTGTAGAAGAGTATCGATAAACATCAATTCTCAAATAATCTGTATCGTCATCAAGTGCTTTATTTGGATATCTTAAAGGTCCTGCCATTTATCCTTTTTCTAACTATTTAGAGCGAACTTTGGCAAAACTGAGTTCTACCACATCAGAAATTTCTTCTGGATAGATTTCATATAATCCACCCACGATTTGATTATAATTATACTTTCTCATTTCTCCGCCCCAGTGGAAGTTTTCACCACGAAATCCCCAAGAATAAACATCCGTCACTGCGACTAATGGAAACTCATCATATTGTATTCCATTGGTCTTGGCAGTATAGAAAAAAGTATAGAACTTACCAGCACTTGGAATCGTTCCACTTTCATTCAGAACGCTGATAAGTGCTTCCATTTTATCATCAGAATTTTCCACTCCAATTAAACTATCAATGATACCACGCACACGATTTTCATTATCGTCTGTTGGATATTGTTCTCTTCTTTGTTTTAGAGTTTTTCTTGGCATTACTTAATACCGAGTTCGTTTTCTGTAAGAACCTTAAACTCATAACCACGATCTAAACACCATTCTTTTGCAGCTTCCCATTTTGCCTGGTTTTTGGCATACTCAACGACTTCATAGATATAACCCTTTGTCTTTCTTTTTTGGACTTTGGGTTCTATACACTGCTTATATGGTTTAATCTCAATAATCATTTTTTTAATCTTACCATTCTTATCCTTCACCTTGATATAAAAATCTGGGAAGTATCTGTGGTAGCGATTATCAATTGGAGACCGATATGGGACGATGATTTCCTCACTTCCCCATTCTAAAATCTTCTCATTGGTATCACAATAAATCATAAATCTTCGCTCCCAGAGAGAACGATAGATTATATTTGTTGGATCACCTTTGTATTTTTTTGGATATGAAGGTTGGTATTTTCCCTTATATGACATCTAAATACTTAATAATGTAAGACTAGTATAAGGTATTTAGAGTGGCAAGAGACACAAAAAAGATTCCTGGATTTGATAAGTTATCGCCAAGATCTAAACTCATCCTGTCTGGCAATAGTGTTTATGATAGACCTGTAAATCAAAGGGGGACTGTTACTCCTAATATCTCTCAGGGACCACCAAGAAATACACCTCCACAAAGACCAAAAGTAAATAAATCAATTGATAGATTTAAAGTCAATATGAGTCAAGTAAGAGATAAGATTGGAAATCTTGCTCTTACTAATCATTATCTTGTGCGACTTCCGATAGAACAAACAATATCGGAGTATATTAAAAAATATCATCAACATGAGTTTGATTATTATTCTATTGAAGAGTTTGGTCCAAATCTTGGATTTTATTGTGTAGAAGCAACCCTTCCAGTATCTTCATATGCTACAGCAGAAGTAAAAGATAATATTTTAGGAGTAACGCAAGAATTTGCTCATACTCGATTATATACTGATCTTGATTTAACATTTTATGTTGATTCTAATTATGATGTATTGAGATACTTTGAACTATGGATGGATTTTATTTCTGGCGGTGAGGAGAAGTTTCAGAATACTCAAAGTGGAAATGCATTTACTCCTGGATATTTTAAGAGGTTTAAATATCCTGATCAATACAAAACCAGTCAAATGTCTATAGTTAAATTTGAACGAGACTATGAAGATTCACTTTCCTATATTTTTATGAACGCATTCCCAAAAGGATTAACTTCTATTCCAGTATCTTATGGATCTGCAGATTTATTAAAGGTTACCGTTACTTTTAATTATGATCGTTATGTTGTTATCAGAAAAAAACTATCTGAGATTTAAAATAAATAATCACAACTGAAATTCTATAGGTCATTATGCCTTTACCAAAGATTAATACCCCGACATATGAGTTGGAACTGCCATCAAACGGAAAGAAGATTAGATACCGTCCTTTCTTAGTCAGAGAAGAAAAAATTCTGATTATGGCACTAGAATCTGAAGACATGAAGCAGATTACAAGTGCAATTGTTCAGATCTTGACCGACTGCATTCAAACAAAAGGTGTTAAGGTTTCAGATCTCGCTACCTTTGATATTGAATACTTGTTTCTGAATATTCGTGCAAGATCAGTCGGTGAAACCGTAGAAGTAAATATCACCTGCCCAGATGACGGAGAAACAACCGTTCAGATGGAAATTGATATTGATGAAATCAAGGTTCAGAAGGATAAGAACCACAAGAACATTATCAAACTGGATGATGTTCTTTCCATGAAACTTAAGTATCCATCACTGGATCAGTTTGTTGAGAATAATTTTGAGACCAATGAAGATGTGAGTGATGTCAACAAGTCTCTTTCTATGATCACATCTTGTATTGAGATGGTTTATGATTCTGAGGAAAGTTGGAATGCTTCTGACTGCACCAAGAAAGAACTGGAAGAGTTTGTAGAGCAACTGAATACCAAACAGTTTAAAGAGATTGAGACTTTCTTTACAACGATGCCTAAACTTTCCCATACAATTAAAGTAAAGAATCCAAATACTAAGAAACAATCTGAAGTTGTTCTGGAGGGACTCGCAAGTTTTTTCAGTTAGGTATGGCTCATACTAACCTTGAGTCATACTATAAGGTTAATTTTGCCTTGATGCAACATCATAAATACTCTTTGACAGAACTTGAGAATATGATTCCTTGGGAGAGAGAAGTATATCTCTCTTTACTTGAACAGTATATTGAAGAGGAAAATCTAAAGGCGCAGCAGAGTGGACATTAATCAGGTTTACAGAGCACCATCAATACCGAAACTTGGTAAGAAGACTGTATCTTCTTCGGTATTGCGTGGTGCTGCTGCGACTACTGCTGCTGCTCCAAAATTAGGAAAAACCAGATTTAGTTTCTTAAAACCTAAAATTTCTGCCGAGAATCTGAAAACAGAAGCATCTTCTGTTTCGGTAGAACAGTCACTTGCGGAAACAAACAGAATTCTTGTAGAGATTCAGAAGCAACTGTCTTTGGATTTTGCCAATAGAATCGCAGAAGAAAAGGAAACTCTTAAAAAGGTAAAGGAATCGGAGTCAAAAAGAAAGTTTGCACTAAGAGAAAAGTCTGTAGAAGCAGTTAAAAAAATTGGTGGTGTTGCTAAGGGAATTTCTGATAAAGTTTTTACTCCAGTAAAAAGTATATTTGATAAAATTAAAGAATTTTTCAGTTTAATATTAACAGGCGTTGTATTAAACGTTGCATTTGATTGGTTACAAAAAGAAGAAAATAGACAGAAGTTAGATAGGATATTTAACTTTGTTGGAAAATATTGGAAAGAAATATTAGGAGCACTGGTTGGGATACAATTGGCATCAACACTTGCAGGTCTTGCAGGAACTTTTACAACTATTGCTGCAATTTTAACCAATCCATTATTTCTCGTTCCTCTAGCTGTTTTTGTTGGTGGAATTGCTAGGATAAAAGAACAAGAAAGAATTAAACCTTTTTATGAAAAAGATTTAAAAGAAGCAGAAAAAACCTTAGAGAGTGAAGATGCTCCTTGGTATCAAAAATTGGGAGCATCTATTTTTAAAGGTCAAGTTCAAAGAGGACCAGCATCGACAGGATTTGATTTTAGAGCACCAGGTAGTATGTACAGCACTGGTGGAACAATACCAAATGTATCTTATAATTTCAACCCAACCACAATACAGAAGTTCTCTGATGGAGGTTCTGTTCGTGGATATGCTGATGGTGGAACTTTCTGGGAGCGTTTGACTGGAACCGTTCGTGGAGCAGGTTCCATGATGGTTGATAGTGTAAAAGCACTTCTTGCTCCTGGTGAGGAAATCATCAGAGCAACTTCTGCGATGTTGTTCAGACCTCTTCTGAAAGATATTAACGATAATGCTGGAAGATTGTGGGTTACTTTCTCTAAGGCAATCTTAAAACTTCTTTCGGTTAATGAATCTATGTTGGACAGGTCTAATGAGTTTGAGAAAGTTATAGAAGATTTTGACAAATATTTAAAAGAAGATATTTTAAAGAAAAGAAGTCAAATGTCTTCATCTGGTAATCCATTGAATCCAAATCCTCAGAAACCATATAATCCTACAAGTCCATATTCTCATATACCAGTGACGGGCCCTGGACCTGGAGGAATTCTATCAAGAAGTCAAAAAATTTCATCTTCACCAAAAGTTTCGAAAGTTGTTTCATCGGTTCCATCTAGTTCTGGTGGAATGACCTTCTTACCTATGGTTCTTCCAACACAAAAATCTAAACCACCACAAATGCCTCAAATGCAAAATGTGGCAACTGATGTTCCTCTAGTATCCCCTGTTGATTTTACAAATCCTTGGATGGATATATCCCCAGAATGGTATGGAATACAATTATACGGGTGATAAGATATGGAAACTCAAGTAAATCAACTTAAACTAAACGTTACCAACATTAACAGTTATTTGATTCGTTCAAATAAAGAATTAAATAAACTTAGAGGAGATAAAAAAAGTTTATTTACAAAACTTGAGAAACAAAAAGAATTAAGACAAGAAGAATCTCGTATTGAAGGTAAAGGACTTGGTATTGGTTCTGGTTTTTCTAGAATTGCCGGTGCCGTAATGACTCCAGTAAGAGGTATTTTTGACAGAGTATTGGAATTTATTGGACTTATTGGACTTGGAATCTTAGTTCAAAATCTTCCACAAATTATGGCAAAAATTGATGAGTTTTTAAATAGTGGATTTTTTAAATCATTTATGGGAATATTAGATACTTTAGTAAAAGGTGTTGAGTTTTTAATAGATCTTACAACAACTAATATAGATGAAGAAAAATTAAAATCTGAATCTGAAACCATTGCCAAAGAAAGTAAAAAACTAAAAAAAGCATCTGAAGAAATTAATAGTAAAAAAGCAGAATATGAAAAAATAAAATCAGATTTAGAAAAGTCAAAATCTACAAAACCAGAATCACCATCTGGAACTGGTGGTCCTCTTGGTGGGTCAATACCAAAAGTACAAGAACGTGCTCAGGGTGGGACGATTGACAATAAACCTAATACATCACCCACATATACTCCAAGAAAAAGTGGTCCTCTAAAATATGCAGAAAGAGGAATGGAATCTGGATTCAACGGATTTTCCAAATCCGTTGATAAAATTGATGAGTATTCTAAAAAAGAAGAAGAGAATATGTTGGCATTTGTAGAAATGTCAAAGAAATTTAAAGAATGGAGTAATTTGTCTGTAACAACTCCTTACGGTGGAATTTTATATACTAGTAATCAAAGTGGAGTAAATGGTTCTGGTCCATCGTCTCCTCTTACTGTTCCTTCAGGTGTCACTATAGATGCAACTGGAGAACCTGGTGTTGATTTTACCCCCGCCGGTGTAAATGTTAGGTCACTTTTTGATGGTGTGGTGGTTGCAGATCCAGTCGGAACCAATCATCAATTTAATCCTTCCACTGGCAGAGGATATGGAAACTTTGTGATTATACGCCATAAAGATCCTGATACTGGAGACGATTTTGATGCTTTATATGCACACTTCCCCGATCAGAATTTCCCCAAACCAGGAACAATAGTTAAAAGGGGTGATGTTCTTGGTAGAATGGGAACATTAAACGATCCTTTGAAACAAAGAGGAAGTATAACAGGTACACACATGAGTGTTGATTTCTTCCCGCCAGGTGGTCCTTATGGTGGATCTGGTTATTCTCGTTGGAAAAATATAGTTTCGCACGTTGATCCAACATTTAGTTCCGGAACTAATAAACCCAGAATAAATGGTCCTGGTGGAGGAAAAAATGATAATAGAAATATATTAAATACCTCTAATAAAGGTGGAAACCAATCACTCTTTGTTTATGCAGTGCAACCAGTGGAAACTTTTGTTCCATTCCCATATCCTGTTCCTATTGAAACCGCATCATCAAGTCCAGCACCATCAAAACCAAGAGTACCATCAGGATGGAGAGCATAACATAAATGGCAAACTCAGCAGCAGCATCGGCATATGAAGTCTTTGAGTTAGAAAAGAATGGTAATGTTATAGACATCACTGGTTCAGATCCTTATGGTGCCAGAGTAACTTCTTTTGATTATTATGAGAGTATTCTTTCTCCCAATACAACTGCCGTATTGTCTATTATGGATGTTGGTGGATCTGCACGTTCGGGATATGATAAGCAAAACAGATATGGAACATTAGAATCTGCACTTCCTTTGACTGGTGATGTGACAGTTTCTTGTAAGATTACATCTCCAACTGGAATGGGTTCTCTGGACTTTACTAGAAAACCTTTTGTGTATGATGGAAAAATTACACCAGCCGATGAGTCAAATCGTCAGGGAATGGTTGTCAGATTAGTTTCACCAACCGCAAGAAGAAGTAAAGTACCAGTTCAGAAAAAATATACTGGAAATATTGGAAATAGCGTACAAAAATTAATCAAAGATTATTTTGGCGATCAAAATGTAATTATTGATCCTACAAAAAATTCTTTCGCCTTTACTGGCAAGAATCGCACATTCTTTAAATTAATGTGTGATGTTGCAAGACAATCAATACCAGTTAATGGAGATCCTGGATACTTTTTCTTTGAGACACAAAGAGGTCTTAATTTCAGATCCATTAGTGATATGATCAAACAAGATCCTTATCCTGTAGAATATTTTAAGACTGACGTTTTAAAATCTGGTGTAGAGACTGATGAAAATACCTTTAAGATTGCACTGAAGTCAACAATTAAGTCGGATGACAACTCAAAGTTGGCAATGTCTGGTGGATTGAGAAGCAATAATATATTCTTTGATCCTGTTCTATACACTGTCGAGCATCAGATTTATCAATTGGGTGAATTGGAAACATCACTTGGAAAAACACTAGAAGTTCCAACGGCAGATGCACTACCAACACACTTCCATTTCTTGGATATTGGTAGCTTGGACGCTGGTGTGAGTATTCAGACTAACAATAATCCAAAAGAATGGCAGGCAAAATCAAAAATGAGATATAATACACTATTCTCTCAAATTATTCAGATACAGGTTCCATTTAATCCACAACTGTCTGCGGGTGATACTATTAACTGTAGATTTGAGATGGTTACACAAGATAAAAAAGATCAGGGATCGAGTGACCCTACAACAAGTGGAAAGTATCTCATATGCAACTTGTGTCATCACACCGATGCCTTGAGATCATTTACATCAATGACACTGGTTCGTGACTCATATGGACTATATACTAATAAAAACAAAGCATAATGTTTGAATCTCTGGGAAACCTATCAAAAGATATTCCGGGAATTTGGATGGGGCAGATTGTCTCTTTTGATAATCAAAAATACCAAGTTGCAGGATTTGGATGGGGATGGAGATATAAGGTTCGTAAGATTGGCGAAGATTCTAATGACAATCAAATTAGTGATGATAATCTGACGACGGCACTGTGTCTATTGGGACCCTCTGATGGAACTGGTGGAGGTGGTAGGTCTAGGACTGTCAGATATTCACAGGGAGATATTGTTGTTGGTTCCCATTTTCAAGGAACTCCAGTAATTGCTGGCGCTCTTGGAAGAACATCTGCTATTAAGTATACCAAAACTTTTTCTAAATTTGATCCTATAAGTGGATTTACGAATTCATCCCCATCCACAAAACCTGGTTTAGTAGAAAGACAAGAATTTACAGGTCAAAGTGGAGTATCAACACCACAACTGAGACCAGAGAGTGTTGATCAAAATCAGAAAAGAGAAGTTCCCAAAGAGGAACTGAAAAAAATAGGAATAGATCCAGATACACCAGCACAAGTTAAAGAGCGTTCAGAACCATTATGGGATGAAGTAGAGGGAGTTGTTGATGATGGAACATTGTCAAATGAAGAATTAGAGGCGGCACATCAGAAAGCTCTCGCAGACACCACTCCAAAAATTTACGGACAAAATTCGAGTCAATCAACAGAAATGCTTCTTAATAGGACGGACAATCTCAGTCAGTATGGAACAGCAGTTAATGATACTCCTACGGCAGAACAACTTCAGCAATTTGAATCAAATGGTTGGGTGTTTACTCCCAATCCAGATGGAATTCCTGGCGGAAAAGTAGAGCAACCAGGATCGCTCTTGGGTGGCGGATAAATATCATCACGAGGAGGTAGATTAGATGGCAGAAGCTCCAGCACAATTAGATAGCAAACAGGTAGAATATTGGTGTGAAGTAGCAAAGATTCCCTCGCAATTATTGACCGATTCATCAAAAGTTCTATTAAAGGCGGTAAAAGATACTTATCCAGGTCAAATAACCTGTAAGGAATTAACGAAGGAAGAGTTAGACAAACTTTCTCTCAAAGAACAACTTGCACTAGAACAACGTGCCGTTGCAATTAATAAAAGATTACAGGATGTTGATCCTGCATCATTAACATCTGGAAGTAGAATAATTCTTGCCGATCCTTGTAAAGATAATTTCTTCGCAGAACTGGAAGCAAAATTAGATAAGTTCTTTAAGGTAATTACAAAGGCTGGTAAGTTTGTTGGAAACTTAAATGAAGAGATTAATATTATTGTAGGGCAAGTTGGAACACTTGCAAAACAGTTGGTAGGAAAGATCACAAGTGCCATATCAAAAAAATTAGAAAAGTTAATTAAAACAGGTCTTGAAGACCTTGCCAAATTTATATTTGATACTGTATTAGATAATCCAATAGCAAAGATTGTTAAAGAGCAAGGTGATTTAATAGCACCAGTTAGTGCATTGTTTGCAGGATTAAAATGTCTAGTTGCGAATATTTCGGATGCATTAACAAATACAATACGTGACTTAATCACGGGAATGGTTAAAAATGTTATCAATACGCCAAGATGTGCTATTGAGCAATTTATTGGAGCATTTATTAACAAAATTACATCTCTGATTGATTCTAGTATTGGACCTCTTCTCAATCCAATCCAAAAAGTTCTTGGGTTTGTCTTTAATATTAGAGATGCCGTAAAGTCTGCAATTCAGGTTATACGCAAGATACAAAATCTATTTAAGTGTGGTGAGAAGAAGGAGTGCCCTGCATCAACAGAATGGAAAATTGACTCTGGAAACAAACCAGGAAATTCTGAACGTAAAGAGCAAGATTCATTCTCAAAGGCACTCGATAAAGCAGATAAGGCACTTGATTATCGTCTGTCATCAGGAACTGCTAATCTGATCAGTGATTTTGAGAAGGAGTATGGTCAGTGGGATCTCTTTGGAGATAAAACTACTCTTGCCGACGTAAATGTAGAACCATGTAATACTGGAAATGTGTTCAAGTGTGGAGCACCAAAGGTAGAATTCTTTGGTGGAGGTGGTTTCGGTGCTGCTGGTAATGTTCTTCTTGGCAAATTTGTAGATAATTTGGATAGTGAAAATATCTTTGGAGACATAAGGAAAACTGGAAGTATTATTGGTGTTGATATAACAAATCCTGGTGGACGTTATAAAGATGCTCCATTAGTTGCATTCTCTGATGGATGTGATCAAGGGTATGGTGCCTATGGTAGAGCAGTTATTGGAACAAATCCAAATTCTCCCGATTATGGAAAGGTAACATCAGTCATTATTATAAGTGAAGGAGAAGCATATCCAGCAGATGAATATCAAACAAATAATGATACATTCATCGATGATATTATTGTAGAAAATCCTGGTTCTGGATATGCCGATGATGATGTTATCACTGCCGATGATCTAAAATTAGTCATTGAGGATGGAAGTATTACCTCCGTAGAAGTTATTTCGCAAAAACCTTATACTGAACTACCAGAGATAAATATTAATACTGTAACTGGATACGGTGCTGTGATAAGACCTATAATGAGAACGAGACGTAAATCGCAACAGGAAGTAGTACAAGTTATTGATTGTGTATCATGAGTCAAGAAGGAAGATGTTATGATATATTTGGACCTCAACTGTTTCTAGAAACAGGATCTAATGAGGTCGGTACTCCTGGAAGAACTGCTTATACATTACAATCAATTAACAGTTCTGGTGACAAATATAATCAAGGATTATACGAAAGTGGTCTCTCCAGACATTATGCGGAAAAGTCCTTACAGGTTGAGTGTGGAATAAAAAATTCTAATGAGCAAGATAGCTATGCTTTAATCGCTCATAAAGGAAATGTAAATATAAATTCCGAGGCAGGATGGATTAGAGTTAAAGGTCAAAATATAGTAATTGATGCTGCTGATCAGTTAGTATTGCAAGGAAGAAGAATACGAATAGGTTTTGAGGAAGAAGGAAGAACTTCGGAGGTTACTATAAATGGCGAAGAGGTAAATATAAATGCAAAAGGTGGAAATATTGGTGATCTATTAAAAACCAGCAATGTTTTCCTTGCATTTCAAAATTCATACGTTAGTGATCTAGTCAAAGGACTTTCAGGACTTTCAGGTATAGTATAAAACCATGGTAATACAAAATCCAATTCCACAATCTGGTAATTCCGTATTTGAAAATGTTTACCTTTATGGTTTTTTGGATATTGAGGGTAGTGTAATAATTAAAAAAGATTTAACTGTTAATGGCAAGTCTTTGTTTAAAGATGACGCCAAATTTGAAAAAGATATTACCATCGATGGACACCTTGATACAGACACTGCATTAATAAGAACAAGACTGGATGTTGGTGTCGGTGGATCCGCACTGAATATTGATACAAGAACAGGGAATATTGGCATATTTGCCGCAGATCCACAGCAGAAGTTTCATTTTAATAGTGAAGAAGAAAATACATTTGTAATCACCGGACTTGGAACTGTTGGTATAGGAACCATAAGTCCTGGCGTTGGAATCAGTTCTCTTAATGATTCTACTCAAGGTAAATTGAGTTTAGAAGTAGAAACAATAGGAATTAAAAGAAACATTTATGATTCTGTTGGATATCATGGATCCAATGGTGGTTATCTGCAAAGAGATGAATATGGAATTAGATGGACTGAAGTAACTCCATCATTTACAGAAGGAATTTATGTTCAGGATGAAGGAGTTTATATTCCTACTGTCGGTGCGGCACAATCTGTTACTGTATTAAACTTTACTCAGATTAATAGTCTTGGTTTAGGAACTGATACCATAATTCCAATACTAAATCCAAGTAATCCAGGATTTATTGCAGATATTCAAT